CTTTTTTTTCCTCTCATTCTGCTGTCTTTTCTTTCCATTTCCCCTTCCGCCAAAGCCCCTGGAAATGGTGCGACCGTCGGTGTTCTTGCCCTCGGCACCGGTTGGCTCGCTATCCCGGCCCCAATTTCGATCAGCTTCTCGTAAGCCCATTTCGCCAAAGCATGGAACTGATCTCTTTTGCCCGCGTAGCGGTCGTTGAGCTGACTGTTATATGCATCGCTGTAAACCATTTCCAGCGACCGGGCCGTGTGCCACAATTTCAGCGCCGGCGTTACCACCACTCTGTCGAGGTTCGGCTGCGGGCCCAGCCAGAATAGCTGGTCCAGAGAGCCGAACCGGTTGAGAGCTGTGTGTAGATCCATCGCCACTTGATCCTGTGCGATGACAATCTTCTGCGTCACATCGATGCCCTCCACACTGGCCACGGTGGGAAGCTGTGAGTCTTGCGCTGTTAGGTCTTCTATGGAGGAAATAGGACCGTCAGTGAAGAGAGGCATCGTGTTAAGCCTTTTCTTTCTTGACGCCGGCCAATCTCGCCAGTTCGGCGGTTGGCACCACGGTTATATGCACTTTGGCGACTTCGGCCGCCTGGTCGAACAGCCGCTTAGCCTCCGCACGATCTTGCCGATAGGCTGTCGCTTCCTCCGCCGTAGCCAACCGCGACGTTCCCTCGGTGATCAACTTCGCCGCCACAGCCCGCGTAACTTCGGCATAACTGCCCGCCTTGCCGCCGTCATCCGTCTGTTGGCTGACAACCACGGGAAATACATCTGTAATGCCGGCTTGCGTATCCCGTATTTTCTGGTAGTAGAGCTTAAGATCCATCCCGTTCTCCTTAATCTGAGTTTTTGCTAAGATACCGGGCAGGCTGTCATCCTCGACCCAGCCTGCCCTTTGACTGATTACTTAGGTAACTAGGTGTTGACTTGGACACCCAACGCGTTTCGCAGAACGCCACAGCCGTACAACACATCCACCGTGAACTGTTGAGCCAGCGTATTCGGCTGGTAGCTCATCACTACGCGCATACCGAAGTTGCCCACTTCGGCGTACTCCGCAATCGCGCCCGTCCCCGGTAAGGGCTGCGGAAGACGGCGGACCACCAGACCAATCGCGTTCTTAGTGAATGCGAGGTTATGCGTATTCACCGGCGCTGTACCGGTGACCGGCACGAACTGCGAACGGAATACGAAGAAATCCTTCACCTTTCCGATCGTGCCGTCGACAATAGCTCGCAAACCGGCTTCGCCCGAATTCGAAAATTCGCTGAACCGCGGAATCTGCCGCCATGTCGAGTAGGTAGCGGCGTTCACCACCATGTATTTCTCCTCGAGTGGCGGAGCCTTCGCCATGAACAACGCCGTTTCTGCTTCGTCCACGACCGCTTCCGTGATCGGTGTACCTGCGATTCCCACAGCTGCATTGGCCGTAAACCCGGCATACAGGTTCAACAAATCGCTCTCGATTCTCTGTGCGATCGCTGCTACCGCCGGCTGCATGTAGATTCTCAGCAGGTCCGGTACGGCCAGCACTTTCGTAACATCCGGTATCTGGAACGTCGCTTCCACGTGCGTGTTAAGCACGATCTGCGCATTCCCCAGACTCGGGTTCTGCGGTTGTACCGCCCCGCCTTCGGCGATATTGTTCGCCAACATAGTGGGCGGAATCGGAATGTTCACCGTATCGCCGGTATTTGCCAGCACGGGTTCATAATCGCGATTGACCAGGTTTCCCATGATGAGGTTCCCGAGCAGCACCGGTAAGGCGTCCACCGCCACCAGTTTCACAATCGCGCTTGCGACGTTATTTGAGGTAATAATTCCCATTGATTCTCCTTGTTTATTTCGCCGGCCGGTTGGCCGGTATTCGTTTACAGACCCCGAAGGGTCTGTGACGCCACGCGCACGATCTCTTCTCGTACCCGCTGCATTTCTTCTGCGTTCATACCCGGTTTGATCCGGTCGAGCGTAATCGCCTCGCCGCCAGAGGGCGGCGCTTTGAGAGTCGCTGTCATTCCGCTTCCCCCAGCAATCCGGGCGGGAAGAAACTCCGGGTTGTCACTCACAAAGGATGAGAGGTACTCTTTCATAGAAACCTCTCCGCTCTCTCCGCGAGCCACAAAACGGCCGTCTTCCCCGCGAACGATGCCGTCTTGGACCGCTTTGAATGCCAGGTCGACCTTGGCTACGCCCAGCCTCTGTAGCTCGGCGCGGACAGAGGAACTTCGTTCTGCTTCGTCGGCCACCTTTCGGCTGTGCTTATTCTCTTCCACCACTTCATTCAACCGCCGCTCTAATTGCTCGCGGCGCTTGCGTTCCTCATGAAGCTCCACTTTGTACGCAGGCTCGTTCTTGGCCTGCTCGTTCGTCGCGTATTCCTGAATCGCCTGCCTGACGATCGCTTGTATGTCGAGTCCTTCCATATCCCTCCTTGCGTTTCACTTACACTTGCGCCGGGTCGTGCATTCGGTCAATTTCATCCGAGACCTGATTCTTGACCTCCTGCCGTGCGTCGCTCAAGTATTTCAGCGCTAGCTTCTTGAACACTTGCTTCACCAGAGTCGGCGACCCGATTCCCAATGCCAATAACTTTTTGGCATCGTCCAACTCTCCGCTGAATTCATCAATGTCAAATTCGTCCAAACCCGTTACGTCGATCGAGATTCCGTCCTGCCGTGCCGCGGCAATAGCCCC